TCTTAAATTATCAGAAATCAAAAATAAAAATAAATCAATGGAAAATCCACGTTACGAATTAGACGGCAAGTTCTATGAAGTGATCGACGGGAAACTTTCAGAGGTTGCTGAAGAAGTGACTGAAGAAGTTGCTGAGGTTACTGAAGAGGTTGCATTGGAAGAAACTCCTGAAGTAGTTGAAGAGGTTGCACTAGAAGACAACGTTGAAGACGAAGAAGAGGAGAAAGAAGAAATGGCTGAAGAGGTTGAAGAAGACGAAAAAGAAGAATTAGCTGTTGACCCTGAGCTTGACGCTGAAGCTGTTCTTGCTATTGTAACACCTGTACTAGAAGACTTCAAAAAAGATGTGCTTCAAATCTTAGGTGAAATGCAAAACGAAGCTGAAGTAGAAGAAGAAGTAGAAGAGGTTGAAATGGCAAAACTTTCTGTTTCTCAACGCTTCGGAGCTATTCGTGAAATGTTTAAAGATATCAATTACTAAAATAAAATAAAATGAGAAGATTAAAATTCGATTTAACGGTTGCGACAGACGCATTGCTTTGTCCTAACCCTGAGGAGTTCTACTCTAAAGCATACATCTCTGAGACTGTTGCTGAGAACTTCAGAACGCTACCTAACGTTAAAGCGTCAACTAAATTATCTAACGTTACTTTCGGTCAAGTACTTCAGGCTGAGCAATGTGCATTCAACGCTCCAACTGATACTCTAGACGCTGTACAGATTGACGTTTGCGGTCTTTCAGCAATGGCTCAAATCTGTCAGTTCGACATCGAAGCGTCTTGGCTTTCTGCTCAAATGGCTCAAGGTTCAAACGGTAACTTTGAAGTATCTAGCTTTATGAATTACTACTGGGCTGAGATGGCTAAAGAGATTGCTGAAGACATCGAAACTATCAGATGGCAAGGTGATACGACTGGAACAGGAGTGGTTGCTTTGTGTGACGGGTACGAAAAGCTATTAGCCGCTTATACTGACGTAATCGACGTTACTGCTCCGACTAACGTAGACTCAACTAACGTTCTTGGATTCTTACAAGACGTACACGAAGCTGCTACATCTGCAATGCTTTCAGGTGGTGACTTGAGATTCTACATCTCTCAAAATGTCGCGACTGCATACGCTTACGCTGCTGCTGCGGGGAATACTATCGCTTACTTGACTGAGGCTCTACCGATGACCTACTTATCAATTCCGATTGTAGTTTGTCCAGGACTCAGCGACGATAAAGCAGTATTGACAGATAAGAATAACCTAGTTTATGCTTTTGACGCTGCTTCGGATACATCAGCTCTTAAAGCGGTTAACTTGAACGACACAACAGCAGAGCCTTACATTAGAACTCGTGCGAATATGAAGATTGGTTTCGCTATCTTGAACCCAGACCAGATTGTTTACGGTTCGTAATTAACTGATTAACTAATTTAAAAGGGGAGTTGCTGAGGCTTCTTCCCTTTTTTTAAACTTAAAAATATGGCAACTTGTACAGCATTAAACGCAATAAGTAAGTCCTGCGATAACAATATCGGAGGTATTACTGAAGTGTACATCTATGACCAAGAAGACGTGACGGGTATCACTGATTCTAACGGAACGCTAACTGCAGCGGTTCTTGGAACAGGTGACTCAGGTCAACAATTCACGATCAAGAGAAACACTTCAAACTTTACAGAAGAAGCAGCTATTGACTTAGTAAATGGTTCTAGCTTCATTACTCAAACTATTAACTTGATGTTCCACAGACGTGAGGCTTCTAAGTCTTACGCTATCCAAATCCTTGGTGAAGGTCAGCGCGATTTATTCGTCGTATTGAAGGATTCCAATGGACTATATTGGGCTTTTGAAAACATGCAATTATCAGCAGTCTCGGAGGGGTCGGGAACTAGTAAGGCAGACGGTTCAAAATACAGTCTCTCTCTAGTTGGCGAAAACGTCGAGTATGCTTTTGAGGCATCTCTAGCTACACTACAATCTTTTGATTCTACATTGTTCTAAACTTTAGAATGAACTCTACGGAAAGGGATAGCTCACGGAGCGTCCCTTTTTTTAATGCCAAATAATCTCTATATCAGTGTATAATATTTGTCGCATTATCAAGTTCTTTGTCTTCTTGTGACTTTTAAATGAACGTTCATATTGCCATAGATGTTTCTTATCTAATACTTCTTCTTTGTCGTAGAAATGACAATAGCCGTCTGTGAGTTTCATATCAGCGCCATAGATGTGAAGTTCTTTAAAGCCTAGTTTGAGTGCTACGTTAATACCACAGAACAAAGAGCCTGAACGTCCAAAGATTTCTATACTTGAATCTATTACGAGTTTATCACGTCGAGCTTTGCGACTCCATCCGTGACAGTCTAGATTATACTTTCTAACATACTCGATATTAGTATGAAGTCTATCATCTATTGGAAAGTTATATTTAACAGGGTCATCAAACGCAGCGAGATAATCATAGTCAACGTAATTACAAGCGTAATTTATAGCCATTATAGGACGTTCTATTTTAGATAGATCAACGTCTTTTAAACTGTAACCTGTTGCGATTATATTTAGCTGCATATTTTTTTTAGCCTTTCGTATTCTTTATTTCTTTCTTCCTCTGTTCCAAACTCTAAAACATCTATATGTTTAAACTTCTTAGGCTTCTCAAAAGATATAAGAAACAATTCAACGTCACCCCCAAATACTGCTTGTGTATGGTTAAATCTAAACACACCGTCAACGTTGTCTAAATTAATCAGGCTTTCCTCTTTAGCATAAACACTAGAATAACTTCCGTCATTTTGGTAATAACCTGCACTAATCTCTATAAACTTACTTTTTCTAAATAGCCTCATATTCTTTCAAATACAACCCCGCTAAAAAACTGTTCTTCTTGCGGATTTATCCAGTTCAATTTCTCATCTGCTAGAAGCTGAGATTCAAACAATGCTTTATGTGAACGATGCCTACTAAACACTCTTTTATAAGTGTTCGCCTGTTTAGATGTGCAAGGAGTCTCGGAGTAGAAATGTGAATACCCGTCAGTCAATGCCATATCAGCGCCGTATATATCTATCTCTTTGAAGCCCATATTCAATGCTAAGTTAATAGCAGCAAATAGTGAACCGTTACAAGCACCTACGCAACCCTCTTTTCTGTCGATTCCTTTAAAGCCTGTTTTCTTAAATCCAACAGCGTCTAGATTATACTTAGTTACCCATAACTGATTAGTGTATAGATTAGGCTGAATAAAGCCGTGCCGCTTCGGGTCATCTAAAGCTACAAGCATATCATAGTTTAGATATTTAAAAGCGTAGTTTACTGCTATTCTGTGACCTTTGATTTTGTTGAAGTCAAAGCCTTTAAGACTTGCTCCCGTTGCTATTATTGATGTTTTCATTTTCTCCTTTCATTATCCAGATTGCTACAAGTAGAAACCCTAGTGCAGTTAATACTATCATTTTAATATGTTTAAAATTTCTTCACATTCTTTTGTTGATATGTAAAACACGGCTTCACCGAAGTACATTCTAGCCACTTTCTTGCTATATCTTGAAATGTAGTAAAGCGATGTTTCAAACGGTTCTTTAGTTTCGCAAGATTTAATACAAAGCTCTAGTGCTTGAATTAAGTTTTCTTTAGTACCGATGTCGCCGTGCTTAATGACTGTGATATGAGTATAAGAGTTGTCTTTAAAAAAGAAAGTATAATTATCAAACTCTTCATAATAAACAACGCTTAGATGGCTTAAAGCAGCCATTCCTGTTCGTTCATAAACGATAGAATCTTTAACAGTGTTAACTTCTAGCTGTGCGCTTGCTGTTGTCGCTGCAAACATAGCGATAGTCAAAAATAGATTTTTCATAATTCTTTGTTTTAGTGTAAACAAATATACAAATAAAAACGATAATTAAAAGTAGATGTATGATTTACATAGAAAAGGGAGAAGAGAATAAGATAGTTTTGACGTTGACAGAAAACTCGACGCTATCAAATCCTAATTATCTTTTCGTTTTTGAGAATGAATATGATACAACCGTTTCACCTATTGAGCTATACTTACCTGATACATCAACAGCAACAGATAGATATAATCTATTCACTTTAACAGAAGGCTCAGCTACTGGTGATGACGTAGAGTTAACTCGTGGTCAATTCACGTATACGATCTATGAAGCTGTCGGTGTTCCTTCAACCGTTTCAGATACAACGGGCGATGTAGTAGAAGAAGGTAGAATGGTAGTATCAAGTGCGACTACTGAATTTAATACAATATACGACTAATGAAATTATTTGGATTCAATATAACTAGAGACTCAGGCATTCAGTCTGATACGTTCCAAGCATTCTCGACACCGTTTAGAAAAGTAGGTGACGCTAATTTAAGTCTGCCGAAGATTGACGGTAGATATACTCAAGCGGGCGGCTATGTTCCCTTTGGTCAAGACAACTTATTCCCAAACTTGATCAATCAGCTCTACTATACTTCACCGCTTCACGCAGCGATTACAGACTTTAAAACAAACGCTGTTCTCGGTGGTGGTTATGAAATCGAGTCTAAAGGTCTAACAAATAAACAGCTTGTTGATGTTTACGCTTTTGAGAAACGACACAAACTAAATAGACTTCAATCGGCTATTCTTAAAGATTTAATTCTACATAATAGAGTTTACTTCAAAGGAATCAAAAAGAGTGTTTCAACAGCTAAGATAAAAGAACGCATTTGTCCTAGTGAGATTAGAACGAACAAAGATAAGTCTTGTTATTTTTGGGCTTACGACTGGGCAACGCTTCAGGGTATCAAACCAATGAAGACATTCCAGGACGCTGAGAAAGGTGAAGAGTTTCTTTACGTTTATGAAATTGAGTCTGTGGGGCAATCAATATATTCTCTTCCATCATACACATCTGCCAATAACTGGATATTCCTGGACGGTGAGATGAGCTACCTCCAAAAGAGTAACATTCTGAACAGTATCTTTCCGAGTTTTGCGGTTAAGTTTCCAAAGAAGCCGCAAGGACCTGAAGAGATGAATATGATTAAAGACACCATCGAGAAGTTGAAAGGTGCTGAGAATGCTGGAAAAGCGGCAGCATTTTTCGCTAATCGTAGTGAAGACTTACCGACATTTGAAACAATAGCAACGAACTCAAACGATGGGCTATTCCAACAAACAACAGAATCCATTGAAAGTAAAATCTGTCAAGCACATACTATCGACCCTATATTGATGGGTATTAGAGTGAGTGGAAAGCTAGGTTCTGGAACAGATATCAAACAGTCATATATCATCTTTGAGAAGAACGTAGTAAAACCACTTAGAGAAGAGGTTGAATATATTATTAACCAGCTTTTAAGTCTTGAGAATTTAAAAGTAACTTACTCAATTAATGACTATCAGATAATCAACGAGACTATCATAGAAACAGAAGACAACCAAGCATCAGCAACCAGTGACGCTCTTAATGCTATGTCACCACTCGTAGCAACCAAAGTATTAGAGTCTATGACTTCAAACGAGATTAGAGCATTGGCGGGTCTTAACAACGTAGAGGGCGGTGACACTACAAGAGATCAGCGAGAAGCGATCGCTAGTATTGGAACACCGAGTGAAACACCTGAAGCCAAAGAAGACGTTGTATTGAATGACGCCCTAAAAGGATTGAACGCTCAAGACAATATGGACATTATTCGTATCGTTAGAGACTTCAATAAAGGAAAGCTACCGCTAGCCCTTGCCAAATCAAGACTAGCAGCATACGGGTTCGACGCTGAAACGATAACAGAAATACTTGAACAATGATTTACTTTGTAACTGAAACATATTTAAAAAGTAAGACACCTATTACTGAAAATGTAGACGTAACGGATATCACTCCGTATATCGCTACTAACTCAGATATGAGAATACAGTACATTCTAGGAACTTACTTCTATGATGACATCTTAACTAAGTATAACAACCAAACGTTATCAGCAGACGAAACAACCTTAGTCAGTAAGATTCAGCCATGCATAGCTTGGTATGCAGCCTCCGATGCTGTATTTGGATTGACGTATCAGCTAAAGAATAAAGGACTTCAAAAACAAAGCGGTGACTTCTCGGAGTCTGTTAGTGCTGACGAAGTTACTTTCGGGATAGACCACTACCAACAGAAAGCAGCTTTCTACGAGCAACGATTAAGAAAATATTTAAAAGAGAATAAAGACCTGTTTGCAAACTTCACGAGTACAGATAACACTGACTCGGATATGAAACCAAACACTTCAGAAGAGAACAACGGTTACACTAACCAAATAATGATTATATAATGAGCGAATTGATAAACGGAAACTGGCTGCAAACAATGGAAGGCAGCCTTGATATAATAGAAGCGAATACTCAAGCAACGGCCGACGCTGTTGGGGGTTCTTCAAATGCGGGTGCTTTCGGTGAGCAAATCATTGCAGAGCTCACCCCTGAAGTACAGATATCAAATAAGTATCAGATAGACCCCGCTAACTTAAACGAGTTAGAAATATTTGAAGCAACAGGTGGAAGTGCTGACAACAACGGCAACCTTTTTAGATGTCAAACAGGTACT